CGGCCAGACTGCGGCTAGACCGCGGCGCAGGCGTGGCGCAACCGCGGCTACAATGCGGCGAGAGGGCGGCGGAAAGATGGCAGGATCGCGGCCAAAGGGCGGCAGGCCGCCGCAATCCCGCCGCAATCCCGCCGCAATTCAACCCACTTTCCGCCGCAATCTAGCCCGCGTTCGGTTACCGCCGCCGGCAGGTTAACCCACTTTTCCTGTGAGCTGGGGCGCATGCTTGACTGGGAAAAATTGCAAAAGTGGAAAATGCCCAAAAGTGGACCGCCCCTATCAGTCTGACTGACTGGGAGCCTTCGCGGGCGGAAAGTTGTTCACAACTCCAAGCGTTGGCGGTATGGTAGCTTCAAGCTTGGAAGCCAGTCGAGCGTGTCCAAGTCCAAACGGGCTGATTGCCTGGAACAAAAGGAGGGGCTGGGGAGTTAGTAGTGAATGGGACAATCCCGTCCCACCAAGCGTCGGACGACGCTGTGTAAAGGAGTGAGTTGCCATGCCTAATCGAATGAAGAACCTGAAGCCAGACCTCAAGCTCAAGAGCGGGGGTCCGGTGGCCGAGATGATCGCTCGGCTCCTCTCCGACGCGACCCTCTCGCACGAGGACGTCGCCCGGCGGGTGCGCGAGGGCAACCCCAGGGCGCGCACGTCGGCCCGGTCCGTGGCCAGCATCGCCACCGCCCTGCGCCGCGACGGCTACCGCGTGCCGGACCGTCAGCGGCATCGCGCTGCCTAACAAGGGCTCTCGCCGCCCAGGCTAGCGCGGTAGGCTCCTTGGGTGCTGCCCCCGGCACCCAGGGAGCTCCTGCCATGCTCGTCAAGCTCGCATGCGTCGCAGCCTACCTCGTGGCCGTCGGTGGGATGTTCTACTTCCTGCTGACCTACGAGGAGCCCAGCCATGGCCGCGACCTGATTTCGTCCGTCGTCCAGCGCTTCTTCGACCGGAAGGCCGACGAGGCCCTCCGGTGAGCCCAAAGGTGCTCAATAAGGGCTCCGTCGGGATCGTCCCGGGGGCCAAGTACATCGGCAGGGGCTCAAAGTACGGCAACCCCTTCGTGATCGGCGTCGATGGCACCCGCAGGGAGGTCATCGCCAAGTACATCTGCTACGCGGAGGAGAGGTTCTCACGCGAGGAGATCATGCGCGACCTCGAGGGGCACGACCTGCTCTGCTTCTGCAAGCCCAAAGCCTGTCACGGCGACTGGCTGCTGCTTCGTGCCAACCCGCTTCTCTAGGAGACAGTCGAATGAGAACCCTCTACACCCGCGACGCCTCCGGGGCGGTCCGCTTCTGGCGCATGGAGGTCGACGGCAGCCGATACCGGTCCCTGTCTGGCGTCCTGGGAGGGGCCGAGGTCCCGACTGGGTGGACCACGGCGACCCCCAAGAACGTCGGCCGCTCCAACGAGACCTCCGCCGAGCAGCAGGCCCAGCTCGAGGCGGACGCCCACTACCGCAACAAGCTGGACCGCAAGTACCACGAGAGCGCCGACAACGTGGGCGCCCACAAGTTCTTCGCGCCCATGCTGGCGCAGAAGTTCGAGGGCTCCCTGCCCGCGAACCACGCCTACGTCCAGCCCAAGCTCGACGGCTACCGCTGCATCGCCTCAGCCGGCGGGCTGACCAGCCGCCAGGGCAAGCAGTTCTTCCTCCCGCACATCGAGGCCGAGCTGCGCCAGCTGTTCGCCGACAACCCCGACGTCGTGCTCGACGGGGAGCTCTACAACCACGACCTGCGGGACGACTTCAACACCCTGGGCTCGCTCATCAAGAAGCAGGGGCGCACCCCCGAGCAGGAGGAGCGCGTCCAGGCCATGGTCCAGTACCACGTCTACGACCTCCCGAGCCACGCGGGCAACTTCGGGGACCGCCTGGCGGAGCTGCTGTCGCTCGGCTCCCTCTACCTGAGCGACCGCGTCGTGAAGCCCGTCAAGACCCCCAAGGTCGTCAGCCTGAAGGCCATCGACGACTGGTACTCCCAGTTCCTGCTGGACGGCTACGAGGGCCAGATGGTCCGCCTCGACGCACCCTACGAGGTCGGCAAGCGCTCCAAGCACCTGCTGAAGCGCAAGGAGTTCCAGGACGAGGAGTTCGAGCTCGTCCGCGTGGAGGAGGGCGAGGGCAACTGGGCCGGCTACGCGAAGCGGGCCGTGATCCGCCTCAAGGACGGCCGTGAGGCGGGCGCCGGGATCAAGGGCAACCAGGCCTTCACAGCGGACCTGCTCCAGGGATGGACGAAGTTCAATCTGGTGACCGTCCGCTACTTCGCCCTCACGCCCGACGGCGTCCCGCGGTTCCCCGTGGCCGTCGACTGGCACGAGGGGAAGCGGGAGTACTGAGGCAACGCTGGTGGCCGAGTCGTCCCTGGGCGCCTACGGTGACCCCTTCTTCAACAGAGAAGGGATACCAGGAATGAAGGCACTGATGCTCGCCGCGGCGCTCGCGCTGCTGACCGCACTGCCCGCTAGCGCCGGCAGCATGGTCGCAAGTTGGTACGGACCGGAGACCTGCTCCAAGCACCGGCCCTGCCGGACGGCCAATGGGGAGGCCTTCCGCCCCGACGGCCTGACCTGCGCTCACAGGATGCTGCCCTTCGGGACCATGCTGCGGGTGACATATCGAGGGCGGACGGCCGTCTGCCGCGTGAACGACCGCGGGCCGTTCATCCGTGGGAGGCAGCTCGACCTGTCCCGGGGCACTGCGCGGGCGATAGGCGTCGCCGGCGTTGCGATCGTGGGCGTGGAGGTGTTGGCTCGCTAGGAGCCCGCACCCGCGACATGCTCGGGGTCATGAGCAAGCACCGTGACCCCCTTTTCGATCCCGATGACCTCGAGGCTGCGGCCGACGAGGCGCTGGGCCTTGTCTCGTCCGACCCCCGGACGGCCGAGGAGCGGCGTCGCGACGAGGAGGCGGATCGCGTCGACGAGGTCGGCATCAAGCTGACTGCGCGGCCCCTCCGTCCGAAGGACACGGGCCGCACGGTCAACAAGACCCAGCGCATGCGCATCTTCCTGCGGGCCCTCGCCGAGACCGGGATCGTCTCCCGCGCCGCGGCGCGGGCCGGCTGGACCGCCGCGCAGGCCTACAAGATCAAGGCTGAGGACAAGGAGTTCGCGGAGCTGTGGGCCAACGCCCACGAGTTCTCGACCGACGCCCTCGAGATGGAGGCCCGGCGCCGCGCCCTGCACGGGGTCACCAAGCCCGTGTTCCAGCAGGGCAAGCTCGTCGGCCACGTCCAGGAGTACAGCGACAACCTGATGAACACCCTGCTCAAGGCCAAGCGGCCGAACGAGTTCAGGGAGAACGTCAAGATGGAGCACGACGTCAAGGGTGGCGTCCTCGTCGTTCCCGGGGTAGCATCGGAGAGCGACTGGGAGAAGGCGGCCTCCGCCAACCAGGCGGAGCACCGCGGAAACCAGGGCGAAGGCGAGGGCGACCCCCTCGCCTGATCCCCACAGGAGACAGACATGAGGATTTCAGTCGACAAGCGCGACAAGGGCTACCGCTGGGACGCCACGGACGCGGGCAAGTACAAGGTCACCTTCAACGGCGAGGCCATCACCCACGTGGTGACCGCCGACGAGGAGGAGGGCATCGTCAAGCGCTTCGTCCTCGACGAGGGCGGCCGCGTGAAGACCGTGGGGAGCTCCTACGAGGTCGAGACGCTCCAGGGCGAGGTGAAGATCGAGGCCAAGGGCGCGGACGGCGAGAGCCTGCGCGACCCCAAGGTCAAGGTGGAGCGGAACCGGGACGGCCACGTGGAGGTCCTGGTCTACTCGCGCATCCGGCCCGGCACGATCCGCCGCACGACGCTCGACGAGCAGACCGTGTCGCTCCGTGGCTTCTCGATGAGCAAGGCCGTGAGCATCTTCGCGGGCCAGGCCGCCGAGCAGCTCTGCGCTCGAAACGGGGAGCTGTTCGACCCGTCCGACTGCGCCAAGATGGCCATGGCCGAGTTCGAGCGCATGCTGGCCCTCGAGGGCTCGACTACAAGGCACTGATTGTTATAGGCGACTAGCGAGGATAGAAGCATGGGCACTTTTCGATTTGGCGAGCCCCCGGCGGATGACAACCCACTGCCGGTAAAGGTGCTCAGTGCGCTGTCCGGTCCCTTTGTTATCGGAGAGCCCCCGAGCGACGACAATCCGCTGCCTGTGAGGCTCGTCGATGGCGCAGCTGCAGCGGGGCTGTTCACGAAGGCGAGTATTGGATCGGCCTTTGCCTTGCCGACCACTTCCACCATCAGCTTGAAGGCCGGCACGGTCATAGAGCTGAACGGCTGGCTGCATGTCTTCTCGTCCGACACGCCTGTCGTCCTGCCTGCCCTCACTGCAGGCGTGGACTATGCCATCTATGTGTGCGTCGACGGCTCGGTCCGTGCAGATGCGAGCTTTACGGCTCCTGCGGGCTACACGGCTGCCGAGGCGAGGCAGATTGGCGGCTTCCACTATGCCTTGGGTGCAGGGGCCGCGGCCCAGGCCGGCGGTGGGTCGTCTCCGGTCATCAACCCCTACTCTGTATGGGATCAGCGCTGGCGGCCGAAGTGCCCCGACCCGAGGGGCATGGCGCTCATCAACAACACCTTCTGGGCAGACATCTACTTGTGTGGGGTAGACCACCATGTGAATGGCACGTCTGCCTACAACGTCACGATAGCTGACGGCTCGTCCCCTCCTAAGGTGCATCCTGTGTTCGGAGGGAATGGGACGACGACGTACGGCAGCTTTACCTGGTATGAGGCCAATGAGCTGATGAAGGGGCATGGCAAGGGCCTGCCTGACCAAGGCGAGTTCGCTGCACTTGCCTATGGCGTGACAGAGGCTGGGTCGATCGGAGTGGAGCCCTCGCTCACGGCCCTCGATGCCCTGAGGACGTCGAAGTGGGGCATCATGCAGGCCACTGGCAATATGTGGGTGTGGGGGCGTGACTTCGGGTTCATTCCGTCCGGGGCGGACTTTGCGGCCCTGCTCGCCAACTCGGCGAAGGCTCAGACGGAGGGACGAGGCAGTGTGTACACTTTCGGCAGCTCCGGCTTGTGTGTCGCCATCTTCGGAGGTACCTGGAACGTCGGGTCGACCTCCGGTTCGCGCTCGTCCGCCTGGAACATCCCCCCTCCTTCGACCTCCTACAACACCCTCGGGGCTCGCGGGC